TTAACACTGGTTAGTGCGTCGACTTTTAGACCGAGGATAAAGCGGGTTAACGTTGATTTAGCCATTTAAGCCGAGATTAACAATCTCATTATGGTTTGGCATATCGCAGCGACAACTGTAAAAACTGTTCCGCATATTGAGTAGCTAACATAACAGTAAAAGACCTTAAGTGATTGGTATATCAACAAAAGGTCTAATGATAACTATTGCCTAAGCTTTAGTTGGATACTGAGCTTTAATTTCAGCCATAAATTTATCATAATCATCAAATGCCCAAACTATGTGAGCGCCGTATTTATAGTTTGTCTCGATTATTAAATGAGTGTCTCCAGCGCCTATTTCGTACTCAGCAGCTACACCAACTGAGTCTAAATAATTCATTGCTTGCTTAGCTAGTTGCTTAAGTTTCATTTTGACCATCCTTTTTACTGTTACGCTCCAGTAATCTAACTCTCACTTCCAAGTTTTGATTATCTATCGCTTTGCGCTCAAGCTTTTCTTTTAGTTCGGCAATCAAAGAGCCTTGCTGTTTAACTAGCGCATTAAGCATGTTGTTTTGTGTGATTAAACGCTGATAGTCGTCCATTAATTCCAAACCTTTTGTGCTGTTATGGTTTCTTTGCCTTTACGGGTTTCGATAACCTCACCTTTGCGCTTTATAACGACAACCTTTGCTTTTTTGTTGTTATCCGCAACAACCTTCCACCATGGGCGATAAGTTGACTCAGCTCGACTTAAAGGCTTTGAGCGCATAGCCATGTCGGTTTGTGTGAATGTTAAATCGCCCATTGATTGATTAAAAAATGACATTTTATTCTTCCTCTTTAACTTTAGTAAATTGATGCAATACCGCAGATACAAACACAGCGGTGTAAATAAATAACACAAACACTTGAAACAAAAAATTGCCGCTCTCTGATGCTCTGTATCCGACAATTGATGAAAGCTCCGGCAAATAATGCACAAGTGCAAAATATGGTATTGCCATAAGCAATGTGATTAGTGTTACTTTTAAATATTTCATAACCTCTCCTTTTCGATAGCTGAACAATAGCAAGCCAAACTGGAAAAGTGCAATAACATTTAGCTATATACTTATAACCGATTAAAAAACGAACGTTACTAATCTTTGTTTTGTTTGTTATAATCAAATGTAATTAACTAAAGAGATTTTGAAATGGCATTGATAATCGAGGATGGCTCAAACGTAACTGGCGCTGACTCATTCGTAAGTCTTGCTGATGCTAGAGTGATCGCAGCTAGCTACGGATTGAACTTGCCAGCTATCGACGCTGATGCAGAGCTGGCGCTAAAGATGGGCGTTAAATGGATTGCGCAAAGAGAAAGTGAATTGCAAGGCGACCGAGCATTTGCTAGTCAAGCCCTATCATTCCCTCGTGCGGTAGTTTGCATTTACGGCTACGAGCAAGAGTCAGATTTTATACCCGAGCAACTAAAAGAGGCGCAAGTAATAGCGGCTGTTGAGCAGGGCTTAAATGGCGGCATCCTGGCAGCGGAAACTACGCCAGCAAACGGAATTAAAAAAGAAGTGCTCGATGGCGTTGGTGAGTTTGAGTACTTTGAAGGCGCGACCGGTATCACTACTCCTGCAAACATCAAGCTCGCATTGTCGATTTTAAAGCCAATTACAAAAGCTGGGATTAGTGTTGGCGGCGGATTGAGAGTGCAGCGATGAGCGTAAAAACTAACTTTCAATCGCTAGCTGAAAAACTTTTCACCAAGTTTAACGATGTTGCCGTTAACGTTGTCATTCAAAAAATGGGTGACAACTACAATTACAAAACCGGTCAGCAATCGGAGGTTGGGCGCTACACTGGTAGGGCACTACCTGTTCAATCTGTAAAAAATGATCGGGTAGATGATGCCCAAGAGTTTGATCTGACTGTTAAAGTAAAAGCTTTTGAGTTGCCGTTTACTTTTAACATAGATGACTGCGAGATTTATCTACAAAGACTTAATGCAGATGAGTCGGATGCAGGCTTGTTTAAATTGGAGGTTGGGATAGCCGAGGTTGATAGCGCTAACGCAGTTTTAACTATCACAGCAAAATCCAGCGATGTGATTTACATCGCAGAGGGTAATTCGTGGCAATTGGCTAATGGTATTGTGCTATGCCAAGATGTTATAGATTGTTCCGAGGTCGTTATCTGTGACGGGTAAATACGAGGATTTGCTCGATCTCGATGACGAGCTTAACGCTTCGCTGTGGAAGTTTAAGCGTATAATAGCTATTGACGTATTGCGCGGTTTGATCATCGAGACTCCGCGCGATACTGGTCGTGCTCAGTCAAATTGGGTTGTAGGTATTGATTCGCCGGACGGTAAGATTTACGCAAATAGGTCAAGTCAGGCTAACTCTATAACTAGAGGCGTTGCGATTTTACCAAAAAAAATAAATGACGCATCTAGGCTGGTTTATATTAGCAACAACCTGCCTTATATTCGTCGGCTCAATGACGGCTACTCAGAGCAAAAACCTAAATTTTTCGTTGAGGGCGTAATGCGAAAAGCGGGTTTACAGATTAAGGATGGTGATATATGAGTTACAGCTACAGCGCAGCAATGATAGACCTAATAGATTTAGTGCTTGCTAATTTGCCAGTCGGATTGACAGCTAAAAATGTAGATACACCAAACGGCAAGGTAATCAGCACTAGCGATAAATGGGCCAGATTATCATTTACAACTTTAGCGAGCGAAAATATCACGCCAACATGGTTGAGAGATGAGTGTATATTCTCTGTTGATCTTTTTTATCCGCAAGGTAAAGGCGTGATACAGCAAATGCAAGACGCAGAGCAATTGCGCAAACTAATCGAAAACTCGACGCATGGCAACGCTATAGCGTCAAAAGCTTTAATAAATGACATCGGTAAAGACGGCAGTCACTACCACATTCAACTACAGCAAACTTTTCACTTTGAGGGTAAACAAGCATGACAACTTTACAAAAAATAGACCGAGCCGTCTTTGTTGCAAATCAAGCGACGGAAGACGATATCACAACTCCGGTATTTACTGAATTTAGACGCGCTAGCGGTCAACCAGTAAAAACGGTTTCTTACACACAGTCAGCAATTGTCGACTCAAGCGGACAAGCTCCAGATCAGGTTTATGACAATTTTGAGCTTAACGCAGCTCTTGAATCAGAGTTTAGCGATGGCTCAGTTGAATATCTTCGTCGGGCTATCCATGGCACCACCACACTTGTGGATGTAACATCAACTACAATTGCAAGCACATCCAGCGGCTTTGACTCTGGCGCTGCAAATGCTTTTGCAAACCTTGAAGTAGGTGATTATTTTTACATCAGCGGATTTGCTGATGCAGATTTAAATACCTGGCATCATATCCTAGTAAAAGCTGATGACAATATCGTGGTTACTAGCACGACCCCGGCATCTGTAGAGGCGGCAGGCGAAAGCGTTACAGTCTACTCTCGCAAAACGACAAGCGGAAAAGTCCGATACTATGACATAGTGCAGGAGCGTATCGACACTAAATATCAGTCGTTTTATAACGGCGCTATTGATACAGCGTCAATCTCAATCGGCGAATCTGGCATTGTCGGCATGTCACTCGGTTATGTATTTAGCAAGAAGTTAGATCAAGAAACTGCAATTGCGGGCCAAACTGACGGCGCAGAAGATTTAAGTAATAGCTACTCGGCGGCGGTTAATGTCAAAGGGTTTTTTGCCAACGGTGTTAGTCAAACCTGCAAAATCAAATCAATGAATTTTGAGATTAACAACGGCTACTCATCTGATAGCGCTGCGGGCTGTGGCGATAAAGTAATTGCTAAAAACTCTATCAATGCACAGGCTACAATCAGTGCTAGAGCACAAAAAGCAACGCCTTTTGCTTGGACTAACCTTTCCGAAAATCAAACTGACACAAGCTTTGCAGCGTGGATGCAAAGCAAAGCTGGCGATCAGGATATTGTGATCGCAATGGATCGCTGCAAAGTGACTGATGCTGTTTTGACTGATGGTGACGTGTTTACAACTAGCGATTTTACAGCCATCGCACAAGGCTCGACGAATCAAGATACAACAATAACTATTTACACAAACTACTAAAAAGCCCTTGGCGGGTAGCTCCCGCCTTTTTTTGGGCTTCGGGGCTTATATGTATATCCAAGAATTACTAGAAGACATCTCATTGCACAACGGCGCTCGAATGTATACGAGCGATGACTCGTACATAACAGTTAGACGATCTGGCACTATAGCGCATCAAGCAGCGCAGCAAAAAGTTATTAAATCATTTCCGCCAGTTGAATTTTTGCCGCCTAGCGAGCTGCTAAACAGGAACCTAGAAATAACTCAGCGACTAATGGTTGAATACTATGTTGTTGATATTGTCGGCTACAAAGATGCGGATAGCGGATGCAAGATAAATTACAATAAAAGCGTAGGCGCTAAAATATTCAATTCTGAAAGCTCAATCGAATTAATGAATCAGATAATTGAATTTTCGACAGAGTATAAAAATTACGCTAAAGCCCGCTGTATCGACTTAGTTAATGAGTTGAAAGATTACATAAAATTAGCCTGCTTTGAGCTGCCAACGCAAGAGGATAGACAAGACTTTTATGATTTTTACGGCGCTGACGAGTACGAAGGTAAATTTAAAAAACCGCTATCAGAAACAGCTCAAGACCTTGGTGCGTGGTTTTTTGAACTCTGTCGAGATAGAGTTGATACGGAATATTTAAAATTGTCTGCAATAAAATCGGCGGCAACGCAGGTCAATCATAATGTTGACGATAGCATTTACGTGTTAAAATCAATTGACGAATTTTACATATCAGAGCGCGCCAAAAAGCAAAAAGCTGAATTGGAGCGCCAAAAGGCTAGCAAATGACAACAAAAAGTATCGACATAGTTGTTGACTCTAAACAAGCTGACAAAGCGCTACGCAGAACCACAAAAAACGCAAAAGATTTGGGGCGTGAGTTTGATAAGACATCGGAGTCAGGTTTTAGGCTCTCTAAGGTAGCTGGCGGCATAAGTGCGGCGCTTGCTGTTCAAAAGGTTGTTGCTTATGCTGACGCTTGGTCAAATGTTCAATCGCAATTGAAGCTTGCAACAAAAACAACTGAGGATTTAACTAGAGTTACCGACAAGCTTTTAACAGCTGCAAACGAAACTAGATCTAGCTTTGAAGCAACAGCTAACTTATACGCCAAGCTTGAGAGATCAACTAGACAGTTAGCGCTATCTGAAAATGAGCTGTTAGAAATTACTAAGGCAGTCACTCAATCTTTTGTTATCTCTGGCGCTACAACTAACGAGGCGCAAGCGTCAATAACTCAGTTTGCTCAAGCATTGGCTTCTGGCGTGTTGCGAGGCGATGAATTTAACTCTATTGCAGAGCAAGCCCCGAGACTAATGCAAGCATTCGCAGACGCTACAGGCAAAACAACGGGCGAGCTTAGAGCTTTGGCGGCTCAGGGAAGAATAACAGCTGATGTAGTTGTGCAATCAATACAGAGCCAAGCCAGCGCTATCGAAAATGATTTTGGTAAAACAATACCCACGGTATCTCAAAGTATTACACAGCTAAGTGATGCAATACTTTCCGCTGTTGGCAGATTCGATCAAATTACCGGCGCTAGTTCGAGCTTTGCCAGCTTTCTCGGTGAGATATCAAACGATATAAATGTATTGCTTAGCGGCAAATCAAACGTCAAATCATTGACTGACGATCTAAAAGACCTGCAAACTCAGTTAATATCACAGCGAGAAAGAGGTGCGCCGGAGTCGGTTTTAAACGACACTGTAAACAAAATGCGCGAAATAAGGGCCGAGATAAAATTCTTGGAGTCTGAGGTAAGTCAATCTGAGATTTTCAAGGGTTTAGATTTATTTGGCGGTAACGCAGCAAAAGCTCCTAGCAAAAAAGTTGCAATACCTACAACCACTAAAACATCCGGCATTAACATCGAGCAAACTAGAGCTGCACTAAAAGCTGAAACGCAAGCTATAATTGAAGAAGCGGACATTCGCAGAGCATTTAGGGACGGTGAAATAAATCAGCGTCAACTCGATGAAGAAATTGGATTGCAGCGCATTTATTATGACTACGAGCGCAGACGGATTGCAATTGATGAAAACGAAAAGTTAACGGATATTCAAAAGGCGCAATTAAAGCTTGAGTTAGCAGAACAAGAAGTCGCAGCGGAGGAGCTGCTTCAGGCAAATCTTACTAGTGCAGCCGAAAAAGGGGCGAAAGACCGCGAGCGCGTATCAATGCTTGAGCAAAACGCTAGGATAGATAACTTACAACAAGGCGCTGGCGCAGCGTTAAACCTGATTGGAGCCTTTGGTAAAAAGTCTTTCCAAGCTCAGAAAAATCTAGCTATAGCTGATGGTATAGTAAACATAGCAAGCGGCGTAACAAAAGCACTTAACAATCCTTACCCAGCCAACTTGGCTTTTGCGGCGCAGGTTGCAGCGCAAGGTGCGGCTTTAATTGGTACAATAAAAAGCACAAACATTGGCGGTACGGGATCGGCGCCGTCAAGCGGATCCATATCTGCACCGCAGGCAGCAATACCTAATTTTGATAGCGGACAGCCAAATAGTTTTGAGATTAGCGGGGTATCAAAAGTGCTTGATAGTATAAATCCTGATACTCTATATAGTGGCGATGTAGTACAAAAACTATTTGAATCATTCGAACAATACGAGCGCCGAGGCGGTTAATGTGGGGATCACTATAGTGTCAAATGCAATTATATTAGATACAGCTCAGCAACAGCCGCAGATAGCTAGTTGCGCCAATGCTTATCTGCTTTACGATAATTTACTAAATCAAAGCGGAGTAACCTATACGTCAAGCCAGGCGGAAGCGGCAGATAGTGCAGGCGTTTTAGCTTTAAGTGATGGCAATACAAATATTAAATTTAAAGCCTCCGCTGGCGGCAATATAACGATTGATTGCGAGATCCCGCTAGCAAAGCCTATCAACTCGATGGCTGTGGCTGGCGCAAATCTTGGCAGTGCATTAGTTGCTTGGCGGTTTTACGTGTGGGATGCTGATCTAGCTAGCTACGTTTTAAAATCAGAGGGTAGCGGTAAAAAAAATAACAGCCCAATTTTCAATACTTTTGAAGCGACAATATCAAACAAAGTTCGATTTGAATTCGCAACAAGCTCAGCTATTGAGATTGGCGAATTGGGAGTCGGTGTAGCTCTAAGGTTTCCGGTTCCTGCCAGCGTTGGGTATCAGCCGGGGCGGTGGTCAACTAATAACGAGACTTTCAACGGTCGTACAGAGTCAAACGCTTTCAGCTCATCAACAATCATTGCAAGAGGTACGACTGAGCAGGTTGAATTTGCAAAGCTACAAGACACTTGGCTTGATGAAAACTGGATAAATGTGATAGAAAAATCAAATGGTCGTCCGGTTTGGTTCGGTCAGGATATGCTGCTAAATCCAAATAAAGTTATTTTTGGCAATATGACAGTGCCAAAACCAAAATATGACAGCGCTTTTAGATCTTCGCTGCAAATTAAAATAGATGGTGTTGTATGAGCTATAACGACATAAAAAGACAGACCCAGCGCAGGTATGTTGAGTTTGTTGAAATTTATCTTGATATTAATGATCCATCTTTAGAGTCTGAGTTTTCGCAAGACCTAAACAGCTACGGCACACCAAAAACCACAGATGACATTAGAGCTTACACAGGCACCGACTTTAGAGTCTATCGCTACTGCGAACAGTTTATTGCAAATTTACAATGCTTTGCTGTTAACTCTCTATCGATAAGTAATCAAACTACCCCAAAACTAGACATAGGCAAATCAATCGGTCTAAGGGCGAGTTTAAGTGTAACTGTTGAAGACTTTGAAGATAATGACGCTTATAGCTTGCAAGGCGGCTACATAGCAAACAGAGCGGTAAAAGGATCGCACTTTAGCAAGCTATTTGCTCGCAATTACATCAAGCAGAAAAAAGTTAGGGTCGTGCGAGGCTACATTGACATTAATCACAACTTTGATTTTAACGATGCAGAAATTGAAACTTATATAGTTGACTCATATCAACCGCCAAAAAATAAAAATGTATCTTTTAACCTTGTCGATGAGCTGCAAAAAATAGACATCAAAGGCAAAAAAATACCTGAGCAAAATAATGGTGTGCTCGCTTTTGATATTGATAACGCGGTAACGTCAATAGCATTTACGCCATCTGTGCCGGATGAGTACGGCGCAAACGGGGCTACAGGCTTTATAGCTATAAACAAAGAGATTATGAGCTATACGGTAACTTCGCCGTCAACAATGGATGTTGTTAGAGCGCAATACGGCACAGAGGTGAAGGCTCAAAGCGCAGGTAGTACGATCCAAATATGTAAAGCTGCAACTGACAAAAATATAATTGATTGGATTACTGACCTAATAACAGAATCTAACATAGATAACTCATACATCGACACAGCTAATTGGGAAGCTCTAAAAAATGGCGCTTTATCAACTTTTAACCTGTCGCGAGCGATATACAAACCGACTGAGATAGATAAACTTTTAAACGAGCTTATAGTAGTCGGGGGATTGGCTGTTTGGGTTGATGTAAAAGAGGCCAAAATAAAAATACAGGCCACCGCAACTTTTGACAGCTCAGTAAAAGATTTTACTTTAGATGACTATCAGCAAAAAACGTTCAGCTCTAAAGTTGACGACAAAAACCATGTTACACGACAAATAGTACGATGGGGCAATCCGTCAGCAACGGATACCGAAGAAGCTAATTATAGGTCGTTTGGTGTGAAATCTGTACAGGAGTTAGATCAAAAGCTCGGTTACGTATCAAGCGGCAGTGACATAAAGACGGATTGGTTACTTGGTGGCGATGCTTTAGCTGCTGGTCTAGCTAATAGAATAGTTCAGCGATTTGATACACCGCCCACACTTGTGCAGTTTGAAACTGACGCTAGAAACATTGGGCTGCTTGAAAGCGGGCTTACGATGGGTTTAAGCTCTGTTTTTACGTATGAAACACCGCAATACATAGAGTGCTCAGCAAGCGGTAATCCACTTGTTAAGTACGCTCAATGTATAAGTATCGCGCAAACAAACGAAAAAAGATTTAGGGTTCAGGGCCTTAGCTATCAGGCAAACATACCAACAAACGTTGATTATTACATCAATGACAGTCAGTTTGACTACGTATTAGCAAATGATACTGGATTTAATTCCATAGCAGACTTTGCAAATAATGTTGCACGTGAGTACGTTGTCGTTATAAGCCAAGGCGTTTTGATTGGTCAGGACCTAGCAAGTTTTGCATTTGATCAAGGCACTTTCCCTGTTGGCGCAAAATTAAAGTTGATAATCGCAGGGGAAATAATAGGTAGCGGCGGCAACGGTGGCGCAGGTGGGCAGGCTTTATATATTAATGAGCCGGGCGCACCAGATCCAGTTATTGTTAATGGCTCACCGGGCGGAAATGGCGGTGACGGCTGCAATTTTACCACTGACGTTGTTATCGACAATTTAACGGGCCTTATAGCTGGCGGCGGTGGTGGCGAAAGCGGCAATACTTCATCGGCAGGCACTTTACCAGCGGATAACTATGCGGGCCGCGGTGGTAATGGTGGTGCGGGCTGGGAAGTTGGCGCTGGCGGAGCTGCTGGTACATCTGAGATTGACGGCGTCCAAGTTATAGTTGGTACTGCTGGCTCTGATGGATTTAAGGGTTATGCAATCGGCGATGCTGGCCAACTTGGCCAAGATGCTATTAATGGTGGCAGCGCTGGATTGGCTATACAGTCAAACGGCAATAACATTGATATAATAGCTGGCAACAATAGCGAGCAAATTAAGGGCGCGATAGTATGACAAAAAAGCTAATCAATGGCGCGACAATTAGAAAGTACGATCTCGAAGATGGCAGCCAAAGCTTAAATGTTGTCGAGGGATCCAAAATAACAGTCAGAAAAGCAAGTGACAACACCATAGCTAACATATTTGACCCCAGTGACGAAGATTTACAATTAGCAAATCCATTTAACACTAGTGACGTTGGTCAATTCGCGTTTTATGTTGACGCTGGCGTGTATCGAGTTAAAGCCGAGAGCGTGAGCGATGCAACACTAATCGAGGGTGAGGTGCTTATTGATTGCACCGAGTCAGCCGGAATTCTTATTGAGAGTTACGGCGGCGGGGCAAATAAAACTGGAGCTGAGAACGCGCAGGCGCTAATTAATGCAGTAAAAGAAATTGACGGTCAAGAGTTGATCATCGGAAGCACTGGCAAAACATATCTTTTTGATGCTGTTAACACTCGTAATGGCGACACTAGCCTGATTGAACGAATTAACATCAAAGTGATTGACGGCACAATCATTGAATCAACGATGAATAGCGCCGCTCCTCTGTGGCTATTTTACGCAAAGCAAGCGGTAATTAAAGGCACTTTTGAAATTGATTGTAAAGACTTTAACGGTGTCGGTATAAGAGTCAGAAACGACTCATCGACGGGAGGTCATAATAAATTTGAAGATTTCACTGTTAAAAATGTATTGCAACAATCAGCTATAACTTCAGACCAAGCTAACGGTGTAACTGTTTGGGGCGCGTTTGAAAGCTCGACATTTGACAGGGTATCGGCGCTAAAGGTGCATAGTGACGGCCCAAAAAATCGAACTGGAGGCACAACTGCCCGCGGTCTAGTCTGTCGATATGATAGCGTTACATTACAAGTCTCAAAACGAAATTACTTTAATTATTGTAAGATTGTTGACTTAGCTCCAGCGCCGGAAGCTGATGGTATTTTCTGCCAGCAAAACCCGTTTTTCTACGGCTCGGACGCGATGATGCAAGTCAAAGGCTGTTACTTTGAAGACTGCCTAAAGCGCTCGGTGAAGTCTCAGGTTGAACACACTGTCTGCATTGGCAATGTAACCGTTAGACGCAAGCCAAGCGATCTAAGTGATGAGCCGGGTGCATTTGGTATTGATTACGATATGCAATACTCAAACGCAACATGCAGAGACAATCAATGCTTTTATTACGGCGGTGATGCAGTACCGCAATCAGCTTTTGTACTGTCAGCACATCAAACTCTAGAAAAAGATGGCTCAGTGTCAGTTGAAAATAAACCGACGATGAGCGGCACTTTTGACAGTAATATAGTTAAACTAGTCGGCAGCGGCAATCCAAAGCTGGACTTTATCAATCGCGGCTTTAGGTTTTTAACGCTGCAAAATCGCACAAATACAGCGGGCGGATTTATTGATTTTAATTTGATAAACGTCAATAACAATGAGTGCGATGTACCGTCTGAAATGTTTGTATGGGGCTTTTTGATAAATAGACAAACAGCAACACAAGTTAAATTAATGACGATAAAGTCAAACTTTGTGCGTTCTGTGTCAAACGCCTTTTATGTGACAAGCTCTGCTGGTGAGACTGGATCAAGTCGTACTGTAGCAGAGATTAGCGGCATTACTACAAGCGATAAAGCAGTTAAAAAAGTTCATAAGCAGGACACGGGCACAGATAAAAACGAAGTGACTTACGCTCCAAAAGTTAATGATTACATGCTAGGCGCTACAAAAGTCACGTTTACAGGGCAAGCGACAAACGCGACAGGAATAGCTGTAAATATAATCGTACCAAAAAACACGCAATATAAATTAACTTGCTCATACGGTCGCAGGTCAAACGCAAAAAACCAAGTTCGTAGCTATGTTGAGTTAATTTGTCACGACTCAAGCTTGGGCGGGGTTCGTGGCCTATCGCGAAAAAATGAAACTTTTGATAGACAGGCTGGTCAATGGTTTGTAGGCGGGAATGTAGGTAATAACTGGAGCGAAGACGTTAACTACACAGTAAGTAACGCAACAAAAACGGCAGGCGTTACTAGTGATGCTTATGGCTCGCAACTCGGTGATTATTTTATAACGCTTGAATGTCCGAAGCCATGCTTGATCGGCGACTTTTCGCTTTCAGTGGGTAGCGACTCAAGCACGTACAATATGGACTATCTTGTCGAGGGAAGCGTGTTTACTGCAATAGTCGGCGCGACTCACTCGTTAAATAGTGCCGCAGTTTCTTCTTGTAGCACACCAACAAACCCACAAGACGGCGATGAATTCACAGTTGTTGATTTCCCTGGGTTTTTCGAAAATTACAACTTTACAGTTAACGCCTCTACTGGCTCAACGATTGATGGTGATCCAAGTATTGTTCTTGATGTTGACGGATTGAGACAAACTTTTAAATATGTCGCATCATCGTCAAAATGGATACCAAACAAAGCGATTGCAACATCGGTCGCAACAGGTACTACTGTCATCGCGGCAAGAGTTCCTACTACAGACTTAGGTGCAGGCAGTACGATTGAGGGCAGTCTTATGAACCCTATTCAGACTGGCAACTGGATTAACGTCAGTGGTAATGTACTGACAGCCAACACACTTGGATTATTTACGAGAGAGTAATATGCAAAAATACATAGGCACAGCAATTAAAAAAGACGTTAACAACCCATCTCCAGCGGGCGAAACTCCAGCCGTAGGCGCTAGTGTAACTGTCAGATTGCAATCAACAAACGCACTAGCCACAATATACAGCGACAACGGAGTGACAACAATAAGCCAGCCCTTAATTACTGATTCGAGCGGCAGGTATGAATTTTACGCAGCAAATGACAGATACAAAATAGAGTATGATTACAACGGCACGACAACAACAATCGAAGATGTTTCTCTGCTTGATATTAATGATGTTGCAATACAAAACCTAGTCAAGGCAACAACAGCTCAAGCGCAGGCTGGCACTGATGATGGCGCATACATGACAGCAAAAAAAACAAGGGGTAGCGTCGAGGTGCTCGGCCTTGGTAATTTAGGAGGTGGGCCCGACACGCCGACACTTGATGTTAATACCATGGGACTAACTCCATCTGGAGTATATAGGACTGTAGGTAATGTTGCTAATATTCCAGTAGGCTCAGCTCGCGGTAATATATTTCACTTTAAGCGAGCTTTTAGCACAACTACCGAGCTTGACGGATCTCAAATGCTAGTAGTCAAGAGCGTCGAAAGCGTTGGTCAGGTGTTAGCTTTTCGGGTTGGCAATGACATCGAATCGAGCACCGTCCCTTTCAACTTTGTTTATCATTCTGGCAATTTTTTATATGCACAAAACCTTTCGGGTGCAACTGTCAGCAAAGATGGAACAGTGTCAGGGGCATCAATAAGTCCAGCGAAAACTGGTACGTGGCGCAATGTTTCAAACGTGGATTGTGCTGTTAACGAAAAAACATTATTTGAACGAGTCGGGGCAATAGTATGATTGATGAAATAACAACATTGGATGGTCTTTCAAACTTTAGATTTAACCGCCTAGGCGGGGTAGATGCCGACACAGTGATTGATGGTGAGTCAGCTCCAACAACCCTAACTAACGAGCAAGTTGAACTAATTACTGATAATGATGTAATAGCGGAATTTGACAGCGAATCATACGTCGCAGCCATTGAAAAATCAGAGTTAAAGGCAGCTGGACTTGATTTCAAGGGTGTAAATATCAGTCTGAATGAGTCAAATCAAAACGGACTAGCAGCAATAAAAACAGCTCTTGATATGGCCGAAAAAATAGGCGTTGACGCTTTTCCGATCAACTTTAACGCAGAAACAAAAAGCGGCGTAAAATCAGCCGCTATTAATGACATGAGCGAATTTAATGATTTGTTTGTTCAGTTTTTCGTGGCTAGGCAGCAGTTTTTTAAATAGTTACTAGCAAAACCAAAAACCAAAACAATAAAACTAGCGCTATGCCAATTGCCATATCTAAAAAGCTGGCGCTATCATCTAATTGACTACTCACTTTTTGACTATGTGTGATAAAAAGTAAAATCCCAACACAATCATAAACGGCTCTTTTAGCTCAGTCAAGATTATCACTAGCTCATTGCGAAAAGTTGCTATTGATTGCACTTTTATCTTGGCTAAATTCTCACTAGCCGCTGCACTAGCAACACTTGAGCTATCAATAGATAAAAACACATACCCATGTTCGATAGCTCCAAGAATTCCATAAGCACCGCTAAAAATAACAATGCCTAATACTACAGCCGCTGTTATTAACCTCCGCATCGGTGATTGATGCTTGGTTGCGTTTTGAAAGTCAATAATAAACTGAGCCTTTTGCGATGGAGTCCAGTCAGTGCCAGCTATTTTATCAACAATGCCGAGTGCAGTTTCGCTCACACCCTTAAAGCTGAAAAAAGCCTTTATTGCTGCAAGCGCGCTCACTTATAAGCCCCGCTACGCATTTGCTCGGCAAGCTCAATCGCTCTATCTCCTACATCTTTAAACCACTTGCTATCAAGCATTTCTTTTGCTGCTTCGTGGTAGTCACCTATAGATATGGCGTTGATCATTTTGTGAAAACCACAAACTCCAGCAATGCCAAGGTTAAACGCCATGTTTACTATTGCATCATGGCGAGCTGTGCTGTCAATATCAAAAAACCACTCCAGCTTTCTTAGTTCGCTAACAATGCGCTTAACTTGGTACTCAAGTATTAATTGCGCCAATTCTTCATTTACGCCAGCGTCAAGATTTAACCCATAGCCAATTGTCAGCTTTCCCGCTGTGCATTTGTAAGGCTTAGACCTGAAACCCTCATGTCTTTTAATTTGCTCAATTAACTTCATTCTGCCACCTCTTTAACGCTCACTACAACATAACCATCTCGTAATTCATTACCTAGTTGCTCAGCCATCTTTAAACTATCAGCTTCAACTTCATCCCAATAGCTGTCATCATTTGATTTTAGTTTAATTCTGTAGTTCATGACATTCTCACCTCTTTGAATTTTTTACCGTTTTTAAAAAATCGCATAATTCCAAGCGGCTCTTCCGGCTTTGGCTGTGACCATGCTTTAACTTCGCAATACTTACGAGCGAATGAGCATATCTCTTTAACCTGCTTTTTTGTTATGTAAGCGCCGCTTTGATCAATTACCTTTTTAGTCATTCGATCAATAGACATTTCTGACCCGGAATAAATGCGAAGTACTGCATCAATAACAGTTTCTGGAGTGTCAGGAAACGCACGAAACATTAGGTGTTTATTTTGTACTTTCATCAGATAAACCTTTTTAAGTCTGGAGAAAAATAATCTTTGCCTTTTTTAATCTTACCATTTTCATCTAAAACAGCTTTACCATCTTCAAACTTGCTGTGATTTGATTTGTTAACTTCATTGAGTGCGCCTTCAATATCCATGCCTAGCATGTGAGCAACCCCAATAGCTGTTACGATTTGATCGCATAGAGCATCCAATAGTTCAACTTTTGCTTCATCGTCCTGAGCAAGCAACTCCAAATCAGAAAGGTAATTTTTATTCTGTCTTTTGTAGTGATATGAGGCATCCTCACAATCTGAGCGAATTTCTGCATCCCCTGATACAGCTGCCATCTCCCCAACCTCCTCATAGTGACAGCCAATTTGCACGCAAGCATCTTCAATCGTTGGATTTGGCTTTGCAATTTCAAACCACTTTTTGATATCTTCAATTTTCATTTTTATTCATCCTCAAATACAGTTAAATCTAATCTATGGCCAGCCTCAAAATCATTAACGCCAGCCATATAAGCGTAATATTCACCGCCACAATCGACGGCGTTTTTGTTTTGATAATCATCAAATTTAGCATCTAGATAGCCAGCGCGATAAGCTTTGACTATCCTTTCAAACTCGGTCTTAACTACTGACACTGCAACTCCCACTCTGAATCATTGTTCCACGCATCAAGCTTTGTGAGCATCTCGCCAAGGTGGTTTTCATCAAAGTCCGTCCCTCTAGGGCAAGCAAACCAGCATATATTGCAAAGGTGCAACTTATTCATGCTGCGATTGATAAAGTCTTTGTGCATATCCTGCAAAGCATCAGACAGCTCGCTCTGAAACATCGGAACGTTAAAGCTAACATTCTCCGCTTTGAAATATTCTTGCCCGTCCTGCCTGCGGCCTAGAGCAAGCATTGTTATAGACCAGTTGTGCCGCAATCCAGTTATCGCTGTGGCGATTGATTGAGTTATTTGAATGTTATTAAATGACTTTGTGTTAACAACATCGCAAGACTCACCTTTAGCTTGAGAAAAGAATACAGCTAGATTTTTCAATCCGTAACTTGCTTGAGTTTGTATTGTTTTCATTGGGTTGTATTTCTTTTTTCTGGCGCTCATAGCACCACCTCATAATCAGCGATTAGCTCATCAATAAGCGTTTCAACTTCAATCTTTAAATATTCAATGGCACTTTCACCATGAAACATACAAAGAAGTGCTATATCATCTTTTTTGGATGCATTAGACTGGCATAGGTACTGATTTATTATTCTGTCGTCAAGAAGGAAAGCCAAGCAATCATCAACAACCAAATCAATCACAGTGTCGCGACCGTAAACCTCAAACGCAATATGTACATCGCGCTCAGTGGTCATAATCGTGCGCTGCTTGAACCTCTCAATAACCTCATCGCGCTCGGCTTCTGCTTTAATATCGAAAATTGATTCCATTTTTATTCTCCAGTTGGTTAATGCAGTAAATTTAATTCAATTAACTAACATTGTGAAATAACATTTAGTTATAAGCATATAAATTTAAGCAAAAAAAAGCCCCGAAATTAATCGAGGCTTACTGGAGAAAAGGAATAACAAAAACATCAGTATTAATGGTTAGATGGAGGCTAACCAGAGATTTAATTCTAGCAGCTAATCAGAATCAGTCAACACAGTAATGTAAGCGTCAACTCTCGGATTATCTCGATCAACTCCACCGTATGATTCCGAACTGCCAACGATGATATTAAAGTTGTCGTCCGGCAGCAATCCGCACTCAACAAGCGCATCCTGGAAGAACTTTTTAACAGTCCCGACAAAGTTATCTATGTCACTCGAGCGTGTCGACTTAGACCAGTACACGTACTTTATAGTTACCTTCCCATCAATAGCATCAAAATGCTTTAACCGCTCACGCATAAGGCGCTTAAACTCTTTTTTAGCGTTGTTACTGTCGCGTTAGTAAGCGTTACGATACCAGTTAACACTCAGCGCTGGGTTTTTAGATGTCTTTGTTGGTTTTGCTATGCCGTAAAGCGGCAATTCAAAATGATAGTCACTCATATCTACCCTCGTAAATCTTAAGCCTACCACTTTCCTTTGATGCAACTTCTTTGCGTCTGCGAAGTAGTTTATTATTTGCTTTTCCAATGATGCTATCGGTCATATCAAGACCTTTAAAAGCCTTTGTTTTAGCGTGCTCTTCATTGATTATTTCTTTGCGCTGAAAATCTCTAGCTTGAATAACGCTATCAAAGTGCTCCTCGCATGAGTATACGCCTCTATACTCATAAGCCTCGATTTCATCAAGTAATTTGCTGCATTTACTGCACTTGTATTCACTCATAAGTCACCAAAGCGCCCGAAGGCGCATTATTAATTAAAACTGAGGGTTCTGATTGCCTTGCGGTGCAAAACCTTGCTGTGGAGCATAACCGCCTTGTTGTGGCGCTTGTTGTTGCGGTGCAAAACCTTGCTGCGGAGCTTGCTGCTGGAATCCTTCTTGCTGTTGTGGCGCTTGCTGATTCGGTGAGTGAATGTAACCTAACTTAGCATTTAACAGCTCAATGCTAATTGACTGACCGTTTTGTCCGTCAAAAGTTTTAATTTTTTGCTGGTCTCCACTGACTTCGATAATTGCGCCCTCAACCAGAGCTGATTGATAAAACTGAATCTGAGCTGGCGCTTTTGCGAAAATTACAGCTTCATAATTTGTGAATTCATTTTGCTTCGTTTCGCGATCGTAATACTTAACGCCAACGCGAACACCAAAACCGACTGATTCACCTGCTTGAAACTGTGTTGCCGCTTTATTTAACTTACCTACAATTGTATGGGCCATTTTAATTTTCCTATTTAATAATTAATTGTTACGTTTTTAATCTGTTTCTTTGCTATCAGCTTAATGACTTCTTTTGCTGTAGCTTCATCAATACCATTACCAACAAGGCAAGATAGAGCCTCTCTGTTTACACTTGCTTGATGATTAATATCCACTTCGCGCTTTAGGCGTTCGTTTTCTACTCTTTGCTGCTCAGCAATGATTCTATCCCGCTCAATAGTTGCAGCTCTTTCCGCTGCCTCTTTGGCAATTAAAGCCTCGCGCTCAATTTGCGCTTGCTTTTGACGTTCTTTTTCAGCTTCACGCTCACCAGCTTCAAGATCCCAAATTCGATTTAGCATGATTGCTTCTTCGTGATCTAGTTGATATTGCTCAGCCTGCGCCTTCATATCCTCAATGCGCTTTATCTCTGCAAGCTCAGCAGCTCGCTTAGCTTTGTGCTCATCAATTAGCAATGTGAAAGGCTTGTTTGCTGATTCAAGTCTAAACTTGATTGCCGCAGCTTCATCTTCAACTTGCTTTTTATAAGCTTTTGATTTGTCGATACGTGCTCTATCAAGCTTTTTAAGCATATCATTAATTACAACAGCTTTGCCTTTAACGTATTTACGCTCTTCTTTATTGTCCATATCAACATAAAGGCCCTCGTACTCTGCAGATTCAGCCTCAAGTTGCTGCAAAAAATCTTCAGTCGTTAACTCTTTAAAGATTGCTATTTCCATTTTTACGCTCCAGTCATACTGTTTAATTTATTTATTCTTTGCTCGCCAAGCTGACTCCAAAACTTAGCAATTGAACCAGTCCAATTTTTTGCAATGTAATCAGTATTGTTCGTTGATATCGCTTGATCTAACATGCCAATAAAATCGTTAAACTCATTGCTAGCGTTTTTATTG